ATATTTGTCATTTAATTGTCATCTATAAAAAGTATATATAATATCTAATAGATGACAAAGATGACATAAATGACAGTAATAAATTTATATATAAAATATAAATTTAATATTATTATTATTTATAAATTTCTATATAAATAAATTATAAACAGTTATGTCATCATCATCTTTGTCATATCTGTCATTGAAAAATTTAATAATAATTTAATTTAATTATTATTAATTAAATAATTTAATAAACTCGTTTATGTTTCATTGCTCCACCAGCAGTACCACCACCAGCAACACCTAGACCCATTGCACCCATTGCGTTTTGAACAGCTCTTACACCAGAAGATACTTTTTCAGGGTCAATATTTTTAACAAGGTTAAGTCCTGATTTGAAGAGTTTACCAAGACCAAAAGCACCACCACCAACTTGTTTACCATCAAGGTCTGAATGATCTACAACTTTATCCATAGAAGATGTAAGTGCAAGAACTTCAGCAGATGAAGGACCAGTAAGAACAAATTGGCAATCAGATGGGGTAACAAATGCTTTACCGGGTGATTCTACAAGAATATAATAATCATATGCAGATGCAACATTCATATTACTAGCATTTGCAGTTTGGAATAAAAGGTTACTTTGTGAAAATGTAGCTTCGATTTGGAGTGTGCTATACTTATTTGCTTGACCAGCACATTCGTCAGCTTCGAGACCTAAATCTTTTGCGACATCTATAATCATAATAGAACCACAACCATATTGCCACTCAAAAAATGAGTCTTTGAGACCATTAGCAACTGATTTATTATATAAAGTTTGTGGTGTATCATTTGCTAAAAGATTTATACGGTTATTAAAAGTTATTTTTAGATTTACAAGTGATAAAAAGAAATCTGGAATCGTATTTATATATATTGCTGATTGAACGATTGATTTTTTAGGTTTAGCATATACATATAAACGTTTTGGAATAGATGGAAGGCGTACAGATTGAAAAGTAATCGGACTTCCAAAAGAAGTAGCAGTTACATTTGTAATAAAACTTTGAATATAATCATAATCATATGCAATTACAGATGGCATTTTCGCAGCGAGAACTGGGTCTGGGGTAATATATTGTAATTCTAATTCTGCATTTCTACCTGTACCCTCTCCAAATCCAACAGCTATATTTGTAATTCCAGCTGGATAAGCATAGTTAACATCTGAAATTGTTCTAACAGCTCGTTTTAAATCTGCAATTCGTATATTGAGTGTTAAATTATTAGTATTTGATAAACCAGCACACTTATTACAAAGTTCCCCCCATACCATAGGAGATAAATATAAATCTTCCATAACTTCAACAGTGTAACTATCAATACCTGTTGATGCCGTCGATGTTACAAGAGTCCATACAGATGATGCTCTTGATTGTAAATCTGTATTTTCATTAAATTTTTTATATGGTGCTCTTAAATTGACTTCTTTGCCTGTTGTGCCTTCTGCTAAATATACAGCCATATTATCTTTTTGATGAGGATATGTAGTAGAAAACATATTTAAATCATCTTTAGAAGCCATATGAGAATATAATTGAATATAATCATTTGGAGAAATAGATGTTGAACTACCATTTATACGAAGTTCAATAGCTGTACAAGATGTTTGTAAAGGACTATCTGCTAGAAATATTTGCGCTGCTGTACCAGCTGCAAGTACAGGTGAGCCTGTAGTAACACCCGCCACTAATGGTCCATTTATTGCATTTGCTTTACCAGCTGGAACGGTACCTGCTACATTTGTAACATCGACATAAAGAGTATATTTTAGTTTAAGACATCTATTAATCACTGTATTAAGAGATGGGGGAGTTATATTATTAAAAATAATATTTGTTACAGATTGTGAATCAGCAGTATATTTATATAATGATGTATTTACATTGCTTTTATACACTACTTCTTTTGTTTTATAAGTTTCCTCAACGTTTGTAACCGGGTCAATGACAAGAACTTTTTCTAATTCCATAATATATTATATATCTATATTATTTTTAAAATCAAATTAAAAAAAGTTGATTTTAAAATTTAAATCTATATTAAAAATCACCTGGACCTTTCTTGAATTCCAGTTTTACACTAAAAAACTCTCCAGATGAAATATTAACCGGATAAATGTTTCCATCTTTAGTTTCATATGATATTGCCAAATCAAGATTATCTAAAGGTTGCTGAGCATACATATTATACCATCTTAATATACCTTGAGGAACATATATTAATACGGTTCCAGGTGTTAATGTTGTTGTATCTGGAACTATATCTGTTATAAGATTTATCGAATTGTTAGAAACTGAACCAGTATTTGAAAATGTTTTTCCTTCAGCATCTCCAGATACAGGAATTCTATTTGTTTCAACTAATAAACGAACTAAATCATAAAAAGCATATATCGTCGAATCTTCTTGTGTTATTGAAATAAATTGGGGTATTGATGCTGAACCATTACCAATTACAGCATTTACACCATAATTTTGCATCAAAATTGAACTATATGTTGCTGAATTGTATGAAACAGATGTAGATGGGAAATAAAACTGATTTTGTAATGGTGTGTTTAGTAATACTTCATATCTGTTTGAACCGTCAGGATTTAATGTCAAATATTGACCTTCAACGATTAATGAAAATAATTTATTTGTAGCTTCATATACGATATAAGGAGGTTGCGTTGGTTCAAATCCTGAAGCTAATACCGCTTTTATGTTTTGAAAAGCTTTGTTGAATGCTGCATTTATTTGATTTAAATATGTCTGATAAGTAAAAATATCTACAGGGCCTGCTTGTGATTTTTCTTGATAAGGTATATTTGAATTTATAAAATTAAGCATTCCGTTTGGGGGTGTTATTGTGAACGCAACAGATGGACCACTAGCACCATAATATCCTTTTTGAACACCTGGTAAAGCTCCGTGGAATAAAAATAGACCAGATGGTGAAAATCCTATCGATGCAATATCTCCTTGATATGTAAAACCACCTACATTATCAATAATCGTAGCACTACCTGAAATTATACATAATTGTTGGTTTCCTGCTGAATTATTTAGTATAAATAATAAAGTACCATTTGTACTAAATTGTGGAGCTGGGAAAAAAGATTTACCATAATTTCCTGAATCTGCTGGTGTAGTTATAACAGTTTGTGGGGAAGTATATTGACCTTGAGGCCAATAAAGAACTTGCCAACCCAGAAAAGCGTCATAAGCACCCATATAAACATTACCGTTTACGTAAGCAATTCCACCGGTATGCTCCACGTGGTTTACAGGTGCTACTGTGCCGTTTAATTGATAATAATGACCAAATGTATAATTCCAATTATCTACATCTATTCTATCATATTCAACTATTACCGACGTTGACCCTCTATCAATCAATACGAATAATTTTGTTCCATCTGAACTTACTGCAATTCCAGCACATCTTGTTGTTTCTGGATTTGCTATAATAAAATCTGGTGTTAAAGATGATAATAAATTTCCACGTCTATCATAAACATCGACAGTTAAAAAATTAGCGTCACCATTTAAAATAAATATATTTACTTTTCCATTGTACATAGCAAATTGTGGCTGAACAAAAACATATCCATTTTGATTTCTAACATTTTTTAATTGGTCACTCGATATTACTTTATATTGTGTTTGTATTTGATTGTCAATACGTTGAATTTTAAAATCATTTGTTATAACATATGCATCGTTACCAGATACATCAGGTGAATCGAGTTGTCCTACATATTCAAAATCAGTTGTTAATGTACTACCTGTCGATGTTTTTTTATATGATAAACCAACTTCCCAAGTTTGGAATGGAATATTATTTTTTGATAAAGGAATACCACTTAATGGAATTCTCATTCTATTTATAGCTAACTTCCAATTTCCAGGTTCTTTTAATAATGGTTTTAGTAAAGATGTTGAATATTTTGCTTGCTGATTTTGACCAGAATCGTTAAAATAAGCAGCATTATAATATTCTCTTTGTGTATCTACATCAGCTGTGAAATTTCTAGACATATATAATATAATAATACAAATTATATTATATTTAAAAAATTAATTAAGATTTTGATTGTACAAATGATGACAATCTTCCTACAGGGTGTACATTTTTAAATAACCACATTCCTATTTTATCTTTTAGGTCACTGAAAAATCCTTCACCGTGTATAGCTTTTTGCATTAGATGATGTGCTTGTTCTCTATTATATTCATTTGGATTTGTTCTTAATTTCTTTCTTTGTTTTACAATATGTAATGCACCTGCTATAATATGTGGAGGATATGATGATAATGGTCTAAAACCACTTCCTTTTGGTTTTAAACGAATTCCTAATTTTACATTTTGTTTTTCTGCTTTTTCTAGAACTGTTTTAGCCTTATCATTCTTTGTAATACCAGTAACTCCTTTTGATTTTGCTAATTCTCTCAATTCTTTTGCACTCATAAATTTCGTTTCCAGTTCCGATGCATATGGCATCATTTCAACATTTGGTAATATACCAGTATATTGTTTTTGTTTTAATATAATTCTTTTTCTAAGTTCGGAATCTGTTGTTTCTTTATCGTAAGGAATATTATTTGTTTGAGC